CAGAGCGCGTGCGTTTGAATGTCCCATTAGCTCGAGAGCATGCACCCATTATGTTTGGCACTAATAAGAAGTCTGCAATAAATATGAACGTTTATCACTTTGAGCGTTTTCGTGCCATACAACGCCGAGAACCACAATATGAACAACCGATAGAATATGATGAGTTTATACGCATTCATTGTGAAGAATTGCGTGCACGCCAAAATCAAGGGGTAAATCTCAATGAAAATATTCGTGCATACTCCGCTCATCTTAAGGCCAAGCATATGGCCCAAGTAGAGGGTAGTGCCCAGTGTGGTGGTGATGCCGAGATAAGTACGGAGCTTGTCGAGGCGCCTACATTCACACACTTGCAGAAATTTTTCGACACATACACGAAGTGCGTATACAATGGCGTCTTACAGCAGTATACCCCTGAATTTCTGCGAATTCATATTGAGAATGAACGTACGCTGATGTGTAGAAAAGGATATAATCCTGATGAGACGTTGTTGAGTGAGTACCACGATTACACGGATAACAAATTTATGGCCCATTTAATCAGGCACTTTCTGTTGCATTATTTTGGTAGTTGGCACAAAGCTGAGCTGCGCCAAGGAGGGATATTAAATTTCATTAAATATCATGCTAGAAAGCGTCCAGAGTACTACGATGCTGCTATGGATTTTTTTCATGCCCAACTACTTAATTTTATACACAAACCGTGGTATCGTTTTATGGTTATATATGCGATTGCTGCTATGACACAATATATTGTGCATTTGATTAAGCAATGGCGTTGTGCCCCACCTGAAAACTCCGACGCTTCCGGAGTGGAGTCAGATACTCGTAATTTACAACCTAAAGCGCGTCAACATTTGACTGTACGACAGCATGTTAAGCCCGTGCGTATGCATGTAGAATCTGACACACGTAATTTACAACCTAAGGCTAGACAACATTTGACGGTTAAATCTAGCGCAAGGTTGGGCAAAGTAGAGGGTGCTTGTGAGATGGGTTTAGATCAGAATATGATGGCCGTTTTAGAATCGGTCCGACACCAGCAGTGGTATGCCATGTTGCGTTTTGTGAACGGGGATTTGCAAAAGCTTGGTACCATAACGAACGTTACAGGCACTATATACATGATGCCAGATCATTTCGTGAGGTACGTAACTATTGCAGCGTCTGGCGATCAAGAGTTAGACCGTATAGTACTCGTCAATGTAGCAAATCCGTTGTGTGATAAACATATTTTAATAGAAGATTTTATCCACAACGTGGTCACATATAACCCGCCTGCATCTACAAGTGATGATGAGGGGGTTCCGCGTGATTTGTGTTTCATAGATGCTGGGCGTACTATGCCTAGGGGGAAAAATATAGTTAAGCATTTTATGAGCAGCACTGAGTTATACAAGTTATCTTCATGCGAATTCAATGGTGTTCTATCTGGATTAGACTTTAATGGTAAATCACAACCCGAATTAGTTCGTAATCACGGTCCCTGCAAAACACATCAAAAGTGCACATACTATTTGACAGCAGGTGGGGTACGTGAAAAGTACACGTCGTACGATATTATTTCGTATTCTATGCCCACTAAAGCTGGGGATTGCGGTCAACTGTTGCATTGCAACTCTCCTATAATACGAGGGGGGCGTATTGTTGGTATGCATATCTCAACTAATGGGATAAATACCAATTATTCGCAAGTTGTTACATCTGAAGACATAGATGCCGCGATAAAGGAGTTTCCCGGATCCGCACAGTGTGTGGGCGCATTTGCAAACTTAGAGGCTTCTGATGATGCGATCGTTCCTTCAGGTTTTATATGTACTGGGAAGATTCCACCATTACCACAAGCTTCTAAATCATGCATAGTGCCATCGTCTTTACACGGATTAGTTCAACCACCGATATGCAAACCTGCTCATTTGCGCCCGTTTGTAACATCTACAGGAGAGATGTGTGACCCTTTGATTAAGGGAGTGGCAAAAGCAGGCGTTACGTGTGGGATCATAGATAAACCAACTCTTAGCATAGCTACCACAGATGTGAAAATTCGATTGCGAGAGAATCATGTGGCCGAACCACCGCAAATACGCATATTGAGTTATGAGGAAGCAATTCGTGGAATAGAAGGGAATGAATTGTTTCAGCCCATAAACAGGTCAACATCTCCCGGTTATCCATGGTGTATGAATCGTGGTGGTAAGCCGGGTAAAACTAAGTGGTTAGGTTCTGATGAGTATGATTTTACATCACCGGATGCGTTGGAGTTACGCGAGCAGGTTAATGATTTGATTGAGGCTTGTCGGACTGATCAGCCTCGAGATATATTATGGATAGATACACTCAAAGACGAGCGTCGTCCTATTGAAAAGGTAGACGAAGGTAAAACCCGGGTTTTCTCTAATGGTCCCATGCATTATAATATAGCTTTTCGCAAGTATTTTATGGGCGCTTTGGCACATTTACGCCACAATCGTATATATAACGGTATTGGCGTTGGCATAAATGTATGGTCAAACGAGTGGAATTTTCTTGCTGAGTACTTAACAGCAAATTCACCGACTATGATAGATGGCGATTTCTCTAACTACGATGGTACTCTATCAGACCAAATAATGTGGGAAGCGCTTGACGTTCTACACAGCTTGTATGATGATGGTGACGAGAACTATAAAATACGGAGTAATTTATGGTATTATGCATGTTTTGCAACTCGTCTGTGTCGTGATAAAGTGTATACATGCACGCACAGTCTGCCTTCTGGATTTCCGGCGACGGCAGAAGTTAATTCTATATACCAGTTGATTGCATTTCGTTGCATTTACCTTAAGATGGCTAGAACGCAAGCCCCACAATATGCGAACATGGCATGTTTTAACAAGTTTGTCAGGTTGATCATATATGGAGACGACAATATTGTTTCTATATCCGATGAAATCGTGGATTGGTTTAACATGGAAACCATCAAGAATGCATTTAAGCTATATTTGAATATGAC